ACCAATTTATAACAGTAAAGTTTACCTAGCTGGTAAGCATACATGGGCACCACTAACACTTAACTTACGTGAAGATGTTAACAATAACGTACAAAAATTAGTAGGTGAACAATTACAGAAGCAATTTGACTTTATGGAGCAAGCAAGTGCTAACTCTGGACAAGACTATAAGTTTGTTACACGCATTGAAATCTTAGACGGCGGCAACGGCGCAACAGGTGTAAATGTATTAGAAACTTGGGAATGTTACGGTTGCTTTATAACAGAAGCAAACTACAACTCACTTGCATATGCAAATAATGAGCCAGTAAATATTACACTAAACATGCAATATGACAATGCTATCCAAACTCCAGAAAATACTGGTGTAGGAACAGCAGTTGGAAGAACACTAGGTACAAACGTAACTGGCGGCGGCTAATATTTAAAACACAGATTGCTATTATAATAGAGGGAGTATATCTTATACTCCCTTTTATTTTATGCGCAGTTTACGAATAGGATAAATACAATATGGCTAATCCTTTTAATGGTTTTTTTGATAATTTGTTTAGCGGCGCACTTAGTCCGAAAGGCAATCTCGGCGACTACTCACATGCTTCAAAAACTTTTGTAGATGGAAATTTTAGACTTGCTCCAAAATTTGACCATCTCTATCATGTTGTGCTTAATGTTAATTCAAATATTGATTTGGTTAATTTTGGTGCATTTAATAATCTTATAAAACGTGAAATAAATTTACTGTGTTCCGCAGTTGATTTACCGTCCTATAATGTTAATACTGCTACTGTAAATCAATATAATAGAAAAAAAGTTACGCAAACTAGTGTTGATTATCAACCTGCAAATATGACGTGGATTGACGATAACGCAGGCATTAGTAACTTTTTATGGCAAAGTTATTTTAACTATTACTATAGTGATGCATCGCATGTGTCAAGTAATGGCACAGCACCTAATATCAAAGACCCAGCTTACGATCGTGAAGGTAATAAAAATTCAGGATACGGTTCGGGAGCAGTATTTAATAATAGGTTTGGGTTAGACAGACCAAACAAAGGTGCAAACTTTTTTACAAGTATACAAGTATTTCAATTGCATCCACAAGATGGCAAACCCACAAACACAAGTTTTACCTACATTAATCCTTTGATTGATAGTTGGGACCATAATAGTGTAGAAAGATCTGCTACTAGCTTTAGCGAAAACAGAATGCGTTTTAGTTATGAGTCAGTTATAATGGATCGTAACTTTACACAAGTCGGAGTTGCACCTAACACATTTGGTGAAGGACGTTACGATACTGCCCCTAGTCCTAACAGTATACAAGGTGGCGGTGCTAGTAGCTTTTTTGGCACTGGTGGTGTATTAGCCGGAACAAGTGCTACTGTGCAAAACTTACAAAACGGTAATGTGCTAGGTGCATTAATCACTGGCGCAAATACTTTTAGAAATGCAAAAAATTTATCATTTAATAGTTTAGCTACTGAATTAATTGGCGCAGGTGAAGATATTGTAGTTGATGCAATTGGTAATAATCAGTTTCCGTCAAATGCAAATAAAAATGTAACTGATGCAAATCCAAAGGAATTTTAAATGAGTGACTTTTCAACTACAGAAGTAAATTTACAAGATTCAATACCATTATCAAAAGAAAAATTTCTTAATACAAAAAAAGAAAGTTTAAGTTTTCCAAGTAATCAAGTTGATGCAGTTGTTGGGTTTTTTGAAAATAGAGGATTTGATACACTTGCATCAACTAGTGTAGCTAGTGTATTATTAACACAAGCAAAAGTTGATAATGCAAATGTAATAGAACTACTTGATCAATTAAAGGGATATGACAAAGTTAAGTTAACAAGTTTAATAGTTGCTATCTTAAATGCTAATAGAAGTAATATAAGCAAATTAGGATATAAGTCAGTTGAGGCAACAAACACCGATAACTTAGTAAGTAGAAATATCATGGTATAATGGCCAAGTATGCACAAGGCAAATATACGCTAAAAAATCCAGAAAAATATATGGCAAATAGACAGCCAACTTATCGTAGTAGTTGGGAGTTTGCTTTTATGCGTTTTTGTGATGAACATCCTAGTGTAGAAAAATGGGCAAGCGAAGCTGTAAAAATACCTTACAGAAATCCATTCACAGGAAAACAAACAATATATGTGCCAGACTTCTTTATGGTTTATACTGATGCAAAAGGTAAAAAACATGTAGAATTAATTGAGGTTAAACCTTTTAGTCAAACAAGCATGAAAGAAGCAAAACGTAATAAACGTGATCAAGCACACGTTGTACTAAATCAAGCAAAATGGGCAGCAGCATATGCGTATTGTAAACAACAAGGTATTACATTTAGAATTGTAACAGAAAACGATATTTTCCATACAGGACGTAGAGGTTAATATTATTACATAAATAATACTAGCATATTACGGATAATAACATGACTAAAAAACTAGAAGATTTACTAAACTTGCCAGATGCAAAAGAATTCATTCAAGAAGCTGAGGATAAAAAATCTCAAGCTGTTGCAGCACAAGAGGCATCGTTTAGAGACATTGAAGACTTAGATAAAATTGCAGCCGCATTACCTAGTGTGAAAGGATTAGGCGATGCAGCAGATGCAGAATTAAATGAAGTGGCTGATAAAGCAATGCAAGCATACGATGACTTAATGGACCTTGGCATGAATGTTGAAAGTCGTTACAGTGGCAGAGTTTTTGAAGTTGCAGGCACAATGTTAAAGACTAATCTTGATGCAAAAGTTGCAAAGATGGACAAAAAATTAAAAATGATTGAGCTGCAATTAAAGAAACAAAAAGCAGATGCTGATACCTTTTCTTCGCCTGCAGGAATGTCAGAAGGTGACGGGTATGTTGTTACTGATCGTAATAGCCTTTTAGAGAAGTTAAAAGGCATGAAAGACGATAAATAACATATAGCCAGGAAAACAAAAATGAACACATTTAAAAATATTTTACTAGAAACACACAAAGTATATCCTTTTAAGATTGGTATTGCAGGCGATCTTCCAGATGGGTGCGAAGAAAGTGTAAAATCTTGCTTACAAAAATATGCTATAAAAAGCATGTCAGCAGGTAAGAAAACACCAATTCAAAAACGTCCGTTAGATTTTCCACAATTAGAAAATATTGATGTTCATTATTACGAAGTAGAACTACAGTATCCAACAACAGGTGATACACTACAAGAGTATATCGGACAGTGCTGCGGAATTGATGCAAGTCATATTATTGTTAGAAATCCGTTAGAACAACAAGAGCTATATCAAGAAGAAAAGGACGAAGGTCCTTACGAAGCAAAACTAACACAAGAAGACATGGGCGGTGAGTCTGCACAAGAAGATGCTGGCGGCAACCGTGTAATGAACTTGTTAAAAGAATTAGAAACAGCACGTAAAGAAAGAGACGATGCTGATAGTGGCTACAAAATGGAACAGCCTCTAGAAGAGCCTACTAATAACAAAAGCGCAATAGGGAGTTAAACAATGAGTAGCATGGCAGATATATTAAGAGCAATGAGTGCAGCTGATAAGCCGGTTGCAGAATGTCCACCTGAAATGGGTCAAATGGACCAAATGGATCAAGGCGGATCAATCAATATTCAAATGAATAATGCAGGCCAAATGGCACAATTATTGCAAGCGTTGCAATCAGTACAGCAAGGCGAAGCACAAGAAGAAGAAGTTGAAGAATACGATAACGAACCAGAAGAAGAATATATGGGTGTAGACGCAGTACTTCCAAGTGGTGACGATTTACACAAAAGTAAGAAATCATATCCAGCAACAGCAGGTGGTGATAATCCAATGAATGTTGAAAGTATTAAGGCTCGTTTATACGCAGCCCTTAACGAAAAGAAAAAACCAGATGCTGATGGCGACGGTGTTCCAGACTGGGCAGACAAGAAGCCAGGCAAAGATGATAACGCTGGTAAGAAAAAAGGTAGCAAGCCTAAAAAAGGCGAAGTACCTCCACAGTTTAAAAAGAAATAAGAACGTTCTACCGACTGAGCAAACGGACCCAAATAGCACCTTCGGGTGCTATTTTCGTGGATAAATATTAACATGGCAACTTCACTAGATGGCGTTTTAATTAAAAAAGCCAATAAACAAGAAACATATACAAACGAGCAAGTCGAAGACTTGCTGGCATGCATGGATCCTGATACAGGATACTTATATTTTGCACGTAAATTTGCACATATTCAGCATCCTGTAAAAGGTAAACTTTTGTTTGATCCGTTTGAATATCAGTTAGGCTTGATGCACAGTTATCACAACTATCGCTTTAACATTAATATGATGCCTAGACAAACAGGCAAGACTACGTGTGCTAGTATCTATCTAGCATGGTATGCAATGTTTAATCCAGATCAAACTATTCTTATTGCAGCACACAAATACACAGGCGCCCAAGAAATTATGCAACGTATACGTTATGTATACGAACTTTGTCCTAATTATATTAGAGCAGGTGTTACAAGTTATAACAAAGGTAGCATTGAGTTTGAAAACGGTTCACGTATTATTAGTCAAACAACAACTGGAAACACAGGACGTGGTTTGAGTATTTCATTACTATACTGCGACGAGTTTGCATTTGTGCCTCCAAATATTGCCGAAGAGTTTTGGACTTCAATTTCACCTACACTAGCAACTGGTGGTAGAGCTATTATTACTAGTACTCCAAACAGCGACGAAGATACGTTTGCTATGATATGGAAACAAGCAGAAGAAAAGTTTGACGCACATGGCAACGAATCTGATGTTGGTTCAAACGGCTTTCATAGTTTTATTGCACATTGGAGTGAGCATCCTGATAGAGACGAAGCATGGAAAGAAGAAGAAATTGGACGTATTGGTGAAGAACGTTTTAGACGTGAATACGGGTGTGAATTCTTAGTATACGATGAAACACTAATTAATTCATTACACCTAACCGAAATGGAAGGTATTACGCCTACCTTACAAATGGGACAAACTCGTTTTTATACAAAAATTTCACCTGATAAGAATTACGCAATAGCACTTGATCCTAGTATGGGTACAGGCGGAGACTATAGTGCAATACAGGTAGTTGAACTTCCTACATACATACAAGTTGCCGAATGGCAGCATAACACAACTAGTATTCCAGGACAGATACGAGTACTAAAAGATATATGCGATTACATAGCAAAAGAACGTGGCGATGATAGTGGTATATACTGGAGCGTAGAAAACAATGGCATTGGCGAAGCATGCCTAATTGTAATTAACGATCACGGTGAAGAAAATATACCCGGTATGTTTATTAGTGAACCGATGCGCAAAGGACATGTACGTAAATTTAGAAAAGGCTTTAATACTACACATAGTGCAAAAGTAACTGCATGTAGTCGATTAAAGACAATGGTCGAAAATAAAAAATTAATTGTTCATAGTAAACCTTTTATAAGTGAACTAAAAGCATTTGTTGCAACAGGCAGTAGTTATCAGGCAAAGCCAGGCGGTACTGATGACTTAGTTAGTTCAATGTTGCTCGTACTTAGAATGATTACAGTAATGAAAGATTGGGATATTAATATCTATAATTCATTTACACAGATGGAATCGGGAAACGATGAAGATTACGAAATGCCCATGCCTATCTTTGTTAGTGGCAGTTATTGATAAATATAAGTATGAATAAGTTTAATAATTTTGCATCAGATATGTTTAATAAAATACGTGGACGTTTTACCGACGTAGAAATTGGTAACGAAAACGGTACTGTAACAAATGTGCCCGAAGAGGCTCGCTTTTTTGAATTTGCCTACAAAACAAAAGGCATGGAACTAGGAAAAGTAAGTGTATCTCTAGATGAAGAAAATGGCGTTACTGTAATTGTTGCAAAAGACTTTGTAAATGGACAAGTAGAATCAATCCAAGACGATTGGTATAACTTTTTAAAAGAGCTTAGAGTGTTTGCAAAAAAACGCATGTTAAAGTTTGATGTTAGAGATATTAATAAAACAAACTTAGATAAAAGAGATTACGAATTTTTAGCAGTAAATCGTACCGGAGATAATATGGCAGAATCAGCAATGTATGGTAGCAATAGAATTAGTTACCAAAAAATTGGAAGTGCAAGAATAGCAATTAAGCATTCGGCTCCAATTAATGTAGAAAGTGCATCAAGTAGAAGAACAAAGATTGGTAGTATTTTTATTGAATCGCCAAGCGGTGAAAAATTTAAATATCCATACAAGCATCTAAGTGGTGCAAGAGCTATGGCATTGCATGTTAGTGAAGGCGGTCATGCGTATGACGATTTTGGTAA